CAAAGAAGATGAACGTTTTGCCAAAGCAAAAATTGAATGTGAAGGTGAAGTCTATCAGTTGTACATGGATGTGATCCGTGAGGAAAAAGAATGGGCTGATTATCTATTCAACAAAGGACCTGTTATTGGATTGAACGCTAATATATTGAAAGACTTTGTTGATTATACAGCAGTAAGTGCATTGAAAGATATTGGTATCAAGTACCAGGGTAATAGCCCACGTAGTACACCTATACCATGGTTCAACAAACATAGTGACACAAGCAAGAAGCAGACAGCATTACAAGAGAATGAATCGACAAACTATGTAATTGGAATTATGAGTGAAGAACTTGATTACGATTTATTACCAAATCTATAAAAGGAAACAAGATGAAAGCAATTGTATGGAGTAAGTACGACTGTCCTTATTGTGACCAAGCAAAAATGTTGCTAAAGAATAAAGGGATAGAGTTTGAAGAAAAGAAAATTGGTGATGGTTACACCAAAGAAGATTTATTAGAAGCAGTACCAACTGCCCGAACAGTTCCACAGATTTTCCTAGATGGAGAACTTGTGGGTGGGTTCACAGAACTCAAGAAAAAATTAACAGAAAGCGTATAATGGAAAACGGAAAAGTGTTTACTTTTAAATTGAATAGCGGAGAAGAATTGATCGCTAAGATCGTTGAGATCACGAGAGATAATGTCATTCTGCAAGAACCAGTATCTATCGCACCTAGTCAACAGGGTATGGGACTAGTTCCTAGTATGTTTACTGCTGATCCGAAGGGTAAATTCACACTAAATACTAACAGTATCAGTCTTTATGCAGAGACAGAAGATGCAGTGAGGATGAAATACTTAGAAGTAACGACTGGTATCAAAGTACCAGAAAAGAAAATAGTATTGGGATAGTATGCCAGGATTGAGCAGATTGGGAGATACGAATATTGAGAATGGCGCGATCATGCGCGGTGCCAAGACGGTTTTTTGTAATGGTATCCCAGTCGGCTTGCATGTGAGTCAGATAACTCCTCATGCACCATGGGGTAGATCGCATGGTCCGCATGAATCAGCAGTCACTACACAAGGTAGTCCTACTGTGTTTGCAGAAGGTAGTCAAGTATTGAGGATAGGATCAGGAACCAATTGCGATCAACATCCTATCGTTCAAGGCAGCAAGGATGTTTTCGTGCCATGAGCAATACAGCAAAACAAAGCCCATTGGGAGTCAATGCTACTAGCGGATTGATGATGAATCAAGGATTGACTATAAACGCTATTACAGCAGGGTATGTGGGTTCTAGCACTAGTATAAGTAATTATGATTTTGGTACTGTAATCTCTAACTCCGTACTAAACAAATTAGTGATGGCTATCCGTGCAGGATGGGAACTGTATAATACTGCACAAATATCACTATCTACATACAACAATCTCATAAGCATAGGAAGAACTACTATCCCTGCATTGGGTAACACGATACCACCTACCTATACTTACAGTTATGCAGGAGAGACAGCTAGCTATGGTTATGTGAGATTATTTCCTTTGCAAGCATACAACGAATTCAACTACAACAGTACATTGAGTACTGATGGCACTTATTATGATTTTATATCTAGTTTCCTAGCAGCATCATCATACATCGATTATTCGAATAGTGGTATAATGACTATGCAGAATTCACAAACATTCTTGCAAGGCACATATAGCAATATGAATGATTTGATATCTAGTGATGTATCAGGGTTATCACTATCAACTTTCATATTTGGACAAGACTTGATAAATTCAGGTAAAGCAGTAAATCTATCTACTATAAGTACATTCGGTTTACCCTCTAATCTGTTATTCACATTGAAAAAATATAATGCATTGACTCCTTCGATGAATGTAGCATTGCTTGCTTCTGGATTAGAAGCTACAGAGATAGAACAATGCTCAGATAATATTAATGTCACTAGTGACCAGCAACAGAAGATATATGCTTCCTTTTTGATAATCACTGGTGTAGATTTAGAACAGATTCTAATTTCACTAAACTGCAAGACACGTGGTTTGACTACACTAGCTGATCTATTGAATGTCAAAAAACTGTTTCCAAACAGTTATACAACGATAACAGTACCGATATATAATAGTACCTTAGGGTTACCTACAAACAGTAAAACATATTATACGATTTATACAGGCGACGGTGTCAATCCTGCATTGACTAGCCCGGCTATAAAAGATCAGATAGGGACCATCACCCCACCGGGCACACCTACTATAAGTTCTGGCACATTTACTAATGTGCAAGTATTACCTAAGGGGTTTGATAGTTATTTGATAAACATAGTACCATCTGATATCGCAACAGCAGCTGGTGCATTCAGTATGTCTATGCAACAGATAAAGAACATAAATAATGTTCCTATAGAAAAATTCGCACAGGTTGTGAATTCCATAGAGACTACTCAAAATCTAGATCAAATAAATGGTACTAATGTGCCCACTGATACTACACAAGCACAATCTGCCCTCGCTATGGTAGCATTAGGTAGTGGACCGTATAACACATATACCTACAGTAACTTTTTTGGCTGCATGTCAGGTTTACCTTATCCTTGGTCACAGATACAGACTAGCATACAGCAGATACAGACTAGCACACTATTAACTATATACGATAACTTATATGCTGCTACTCAAGGAACTAATCCAGGATTGAATGCAGCCATACAAGCACAGATAGACTTAGCAAATGCCGAGATAGCTAACATACTAGCTACTAGGACTAGTCAAGCGCGACAGTTGAACACATCATGGTCTAATACAGGAACACAATTATTCATAGAACAACGTGCTAGAAATAATGGATTACCAGCATTACCTAGTCCTAGAGAGACATTGAATCCATCTCCTAACATAGTCTATAGTTTCGTAGATAGTATCGGTGGTAAGTTCGCAGAAGATACATTACCTAACATGGCTGCACAGACACTTGAAGCTATAAGTGATCTAGGTAATGTGACTGGACAAAGCATCGTAGGATTGATGAGACAAGTCAGAAACAAAATCAGATTGAACACGGCTGGAATAACACAAGATACTAACATAGATTCTACTATTCCACCTGAACAACAATGCGAATGGTTAGGCAACGGAGTATTAGCTAATTCGGCTCCATCTTATCCTAGCAACACGAGTGCATTGGGCTACTTTGATGCTGCTGCACATAATTATGTGATAAATAATCAACCCGTGAACAAAGGTTTACCTGTCGCTCCCGGTAGTCTAGCTGGATCACCATATCAAAACTTGATTCCATGTACACTGACACCAGTGATAGCATCAAGTTCGTTACCCACTTCACAATATACAGTGGCAGATGCCATAAATGATGTAGTATTGTGTAATTGTGATTGTTGGGTATAGTAACCAAAATACTTGGTTATTAATCAAATCTGTAGTATACTACAGGAAAGGAAAATTATGTTTTTATCATTTAAAAATAAGATAATCTTGTTGTCCATGATCGTTTTATCAATCATGGTCTTTCCTACGCCGACACAATCATTCTATGTTCTTCCGGAGATTAGCAATAGTCTAAAGAAAATAGATGTGAAGCAAGTTGCATGTATGGCAAAGAATATCTTCTATGAGGCACGTGCAGAAGCAATACTAGGGCAAGCTGCTGTAGCTAGAGTCGTATTGAACCGTGTCAATCATGGATTCGCTGAGACACCATGCAAAGTCATCTATCAAAAGACCACTATCAACGAGAATGTCATATGTCAGTTTAGCTGGGTATGCGAAGGTAAAGGGGAACCCAACAAATCAAGCGCACAATATAAGCAAGCAGAAATGGTTGCCTATCAAGTGATGACGGGCAAGTACAAAGATGTCGTGCCAAAAACTACATTGTTCTTCCATTCGATCTATGTCGATCCAGCATGGCCATACAAGCAAGTAGCTAAGATAGGTAATCACATTTTCTACAGCAAGCAAAGAGTCAAAAAAACTGATGGAAAATGATATGATAGACTGGGATGAGGAAGATAGTATACTCATCCCTAAAGTAGATAACTTAGAGTATGATTTAGTTACTAC